TGAAGACGCTGCCGCAATAGTGGACGCGCCCTCTTCCAAGTCAGCCGTCGAGTACGCAGCCTGACCATATTTAAACCGACCGTATAACATATTAAGTCAGCGTAATATCAAGATCGCCTGCAGGGATTCTAAACACATCGCCAGTCGCAACAGTCTTGCTTGCCGACAACGTGCCATACGCCATTAAATTGCCGCTGGTTGCTGCGTCAAATACGCCAACGTGACTGACTGTCCCCCATGACCCAGTAGCCGTTGCAAACTCTTCAGCAGCACTATTGGTCGCTAAGTTACCCGACACAGACATCGCCATTGCCAAGCGCGCATAACCGCTACCAGATAGCTCAGTACCACCACCTGTGTCACTAGGCGCTGCAGTGTACAGTCCAAGGTATAAGTTACTTGGCGCTGTGTAAGCATTGCCACCGAACACATGATCCAGTATTTCTGTCTCTAAAAAATTGGTAAAGCTCATCCTAATCCCCGTATCTTTAATTTAAGTCCAGCCCCAGAGTTCTTGCTCGTTTCGCTCTGTAGCGTTAATTGATTAACCGCCGCCCCGTACATCTGAGCGAATATTGCCGTTCTAGTATCTTCTGCCAAATAAGGCGCTGAATGAATCAATGCCCCATATAAGTAAACATCAGGTGCTGTCGTTAACAGCCAGTTAGTTGTGGCGCTATCAGACAGTTCAGGCACCTTCTGGTAATACAGAATCTCTGCGCCATACGATGCATCCGGTGTAGGGAACAATTCAAACTGGGACTCTGAATGCGTAAAGAATAGCGGCGTTCCTGCCGTGTTTGCGCTAGACATTCGCTTCTCTGCAATTGCCTGCTGCGACACCCTAGACATTGCTGTGGTCGTGCCACTCGTTAGATGCATACGGATTGTCTCAACCCAATCAGACGGCCTTGTGGCGTACTGTGCGTCAAACGTAGTCGTTGCCTTGTTCTCCATCTGCCAATGCCTAACATCACGGTTGATCTGTGATTCGGCTAATGAGATAAACGTAGGGATAACTGACGTTAAATCAGAGCGATTGAGGTAGTCAGCAATGCTTGTTTTAAGCTCGCTGTAAGTAGATATAGCCATTGGGTTACCTTAGATGGGGCTTAGAAATTCACTGCCTTGACGGACAATTTGACGTAGCAGACCTGGCTCCATGTAGTTGCCTTTCGTGCCGCTTTTTACACCGGGTATATCGTATAAATCAGGGATGCGCTTTTCGCTACCCGATAGGTTTAAGACCGCATTAATCTGATCAGAGGTTAAGAAGTTAACCCCATCAGCTACTGCCCGGTTAACACCCGACATGGTCTCTAATGCTGTATCGCCTATTGAATCTAGCAACCCACCACTTTGTGGCTGACTTACAGTGTTTGCATTTGCACCGCCAGACGCCAAAAGACCACCGGCTGCTACACGTTGCTTATTTCTATCAATAAATCCTTGCACTCCATCAAGCCATTGTTGATCGGCAACCTCGTAACCATCTTTACGAATGTTAGTTGCTACAGTCGCTTGATCAGGCGTCATTAGCTTTCCGCTTTTAGTCTTTGTGTTTATAAACCGATCAAAGCTTTTCGGAAACATTACATTAAATGGAACAGATTGCTCAAAGCCACCAGCGTACTCACCAGGCATTTGGTAATCGTATGTTTTATGCTGGTCGAAGGGTTGAGCACCTTTCGTCGTATCTGCCTTGTAAATACTATGCCCAGAGTCGCCAATCGATGCGCTAACCAGAGCAGGGTCTTCGGTCGCTTTTACTAGCTCGTCATACGAGGGAAACCCCTTGTCGCGATAAGCCGCCTTTCCCATCGTTGTTGTAAAAGCAGTTCTTAATTTACCCCATCTTGGGTATCCATTTTCACCCATTAACTGACTCATGGCGTCTGGATGGTCAAGCCCAACCCAATCGCTGTAAGGATAGGTTGTTACGTTATCCCCACCCTTAACATATTTTACGCTTTTTAATGACCGTATTTCTTTGTCAAAGTCGTTTATGTCAGCTTTAGCTAAACGACGTAACTCAGGAATTTGCTGCATCATTCCTTCAGCAATAGGCGTACTAAAATTAACCGATTCCCTGCCCATTGTGTTGTAAACACCAAAAACGTCGTTTTGCGTATCTTCGGCAGCAGCTATATGCTTATTGTGCTGGCCTCTTGCAATTGGCTCGGCAGAAGCCCACCCCCCGTATTGACGACTAAACTTATTGCCCCCTTCAACCGGGACATCAATAGGTATACCGCCTACTTGAGATAAATGACCAATGTCGCTTCGGTCTCCTCGTACTGGTGTCAGCGTTTTACCCACTAAAGACTCTGGTGTAATTATTTGTCTGTCAGGAATTGAGGCTGCTGAAAATACCGTTTCATAGTCATTTGCATAGGCTCTACGCTCTCTATCAGCAAAAGCCGGGTTATTTCTCATTGCGTTTTGATATTTCGTTATTGCCGTCTTGACTGCGTTAGGATTACCAGCAGACTCTGCCTTTAAAATGCCTAGCTGCAACACACGCTGCCCTAAATTCAAGGCTTCCGAAATAGGGCCAGCTTCTGCGTCTTCTGATTGCAATCCACCTAGCAACCCAGCGCCTAAACCCGTTGTGCCAAAATTACGGCTAAACCCTTTTAGTTGTAACGACGGCGTCATGCCATCTGGCCGCAATACTTGCTCGACAGTATCATAATTGTCGCTGCCCATCCTTTGCTGTACCTGCTCCAGAAGCCCACGATTTCGAGCATTCCACATAGCAGCGCCATCAGGCGACAAAGTATCTGACGGGACTAATTTGTTTCCACTTACTTCTTCAATAGCATCATACATCTCACGAGCTAAACCTTGCCTGCGATATCCTGGGGCTATTTCTGTGTTTTGTGAGGCCATATAGCCATCACCAAACCCAGAATCTAGAGCATAATCTGTTTTAACCGACCCTATGCTTTTAGGATCGGAGCCTTTTTGTAAATAATACTCACCAACCCTACTATCTTCCGGGTCAATAATATCAACAAGACTCATTCCACGCTGCGCTAATGATCTTAATGATGCATCAGCGTCTTCAGA